GGAAGGTCTTTCGACCCTCCTTTGAGATCTTTGTATGATGTATTTGGTAGGTTTGAAGCCCACCCCTTATATTTTATACTCCTCAGAGTCTTTTCTACGTTAAATTTAACTACTTACTTTCTAAACGTTGTAGTAGTTACCCCCCGTGTGTTCAAGCGACACCTAAAATAACGCTTTGTCCCCTTAATTGATCCGGGACTTGATTTGAGTACGTGCTCTCTTTAATTTAAATACTGTCAGAACGGCAACAGTACACGCAATTTCCACATCACTATTAGGTTCTAATAACCAAGTTAGTTGAAGCAGATATATTTCTGTAAATACCTCGTCACATATGACGAGGACACGCACCAATGGGTGCAGAGGTTTTGGTTTTAAGATCCCAAAAGGAATGCCTTTTTATTAAAGTTCCTTGATAATCTTACCCCCAATGTTTTTTGATAATGACATTGTAGGTAGTGTGGTTACCACTCTACCCTTGTATCACTCGATGCATAAAATGAAGTCCGCTCCTAGCGGCAGAGCTAAGAACAATAGCTTAGAGTTCATTCCTAGTGCAAGGTCAATCAGTAAAACTGCAACCCAATACACTAATTTTCCTCTGGATACACCAGGATCAGAGGACGCTCACTCAGCGAAACAGGTTTTCGATAAACTGCCTTTCGAGGCCAAAATCCAGTATCTTACTGGTATGACATACGTGCCACAGGCGGGTTGGAATTTACCGGGATTACTTTATCTTAAGAATTCCCTCAAAAAACAACTCACCGACAGCGCCATTTCAAAAATTGAAGGCATATGTTCTCTCTATGGCGCTCTTTGTAGCGTCACAGATGCCACAGGCTTTCTATGCGTACTAACCATGTATGCCAAAACCCACAATCAGGCGTCTTTGACGTCCCAATTGTCCCAACTTGTCGACAACCTATTCGATGGATATACCCCACAATCCAGCGACGACACACCTAAATGGCTCTCTCAACTTAAGGGAGGCCTGCATAACTGGAAACTTTTAACTAACAATCCAGCTTTTGCAAAGGTTTCTCGAGTAATATCCCTCCTTGTAACATTAGGAGTACTTGAGGATGCTTCCGTATCCCTCGGCAATTTTGAAATTTTTGCCGTAGAAGCACAAAAGAAACACTGTACCTCAGTTGATCTTATGGATTCAATCATGGACACTATTGCCTTCTTCGCTGAAGGAGGTTACATGTGTTATGTCACCGGCTCTTTATCGCCTTTGCTCTTTTCAACTCCCAAACTAGTGGAACTTGAAGAGCGCTATGTGCGTAAATTAGTCGAATGGGAACACGCGAGGAATGGTAACCTCGAACGTTTCCTGAATTTGTCTGAAGCTCAATTCGATAAAGAAATTAAAGTTTTAATCGATGATTTTCACGACTTATTTAAAACCACTCCTAATGGTACGGAGAAACGAATTATCCAACAAAAGTGGGAGGCTCTTACAAAAGTCTACACGGAATTCACCGCCATCCGTATTTCAGGAGGTCTCCGAAAGGCCCCTCTTGCGATTAAAATTTTTGGCAACTCCGGTGTGGGTAAATCCACATTCGCGGACATTACCATGGTTACAGTTCTTAAAGCCATGGGTGTTGCTTGTACTGCTGACTACATTTGTACTTTGAATGAAGCAGACAAGTATATGTCCAACTATCGCTCCTACATTACAGGAGTGAAAATTGATGATTTGGGTAACACCAAGAAAGAATTCTGGGAGATTGCTCCTTCTGAATCTATCATCAAGATCGTCAACAATATTCGAGAGTACGCCGTTATGGCTGACCTCGCGAATAAAGGTAAGATTTCTATCGAACCCCATTGCTTGACTATCACCACCAATGTTGAAGAGATCCACGCGGGTCTTTCCTCCTACAACTCTATGTCGGTGTTGCGTCGTTGCCACATCCATGTTGAACTTAAGGTCCGTCCTGAGTTCCTTACCAACAATCTCCTTGATTCTGCAAAGGTCATTGAGAAATTCGGTAACATGCATTCTTTGAATGACATTTGGTTGATTACATTGAAGACCCCCATCGGCGACGGCGTCGACGGACAGAATTTTAGTCACTATGACATCACACACACTGATATCTCTATCACGGACTACGTTAATCTTCTTATTAAGCGTGCGCGTAAGCACAACGCTGAACAGAAAATTCTTGTTGAATCGTTTACCGAGCCTTCAGAAATTGTGAACATTTGTGATAAGTGCGACCGGGTCGTGGAGACCTGTACTTGCCCTGTTGTTGAGACAGTTAGCGAGGATTCGGATTCCAGCAGCTCTTACGAGACAGATTCTGAAGTTTCAGAAACCAGCTCTACTGGTCCTGAGACTAATGATGAATCGTGGTCTGAGCTTTTCGATGCAATGGAGACGCAGGTTTACGAACCTCATTTTGGTGAAAGACTTGCAGGTCATATTTCCCGAAGGGCTAAGCCTTTTGGGCACACTATGCGCTCACATCGGTGTCGTATAGAGACAACTGCTGAGGATTTTGCCATCAAAACACTTTTGCTGGGACTCAAGACTTTCGAAGATTCCCCTTATTCCAAATGGACTAGCTTCGTACCAGCAGCTTGGATAGATAATGACGTTGTCAAATCTACCATCCTTGCTTGCGGTGAAGATGTTATTGGACAGGACGTTGCTACTTATAGTAAGCGTTTGTTCTATTCCTATCTAATCATGGCTTTTCCTCTTTGGCGTTTGTTCGGCTGGCGTTTTGCGATGCTATTTCTACTTGTAGGATATGCGCATTATATGCTGACAATCGCAGGAGTTATTGAGACAAAAAAGGTAGCCTATATGGATGCTTTGGTAAAATCCAGGGAGACTCTCCCTGAATGTTTCAAAACTTTGCGTGATGAGCATGTGAAGACCGCTTGCGGTCTCTTCGCTGCTTTAGGCATCATGTATGCTGGCGTTCAAACCTATCGGGCTTTGAAAGCTAATCTTACCATTCAAGGCAAACTTGCCCCCAAGTCCATTGCTGATATTCGCGCTCGCGATATGGAAGCGGATGTGTGGCTCCCAACCTCCGTCAAACCTCTTGATAATAACGGCAGTTTTGCCAATCAAGACCAGGCAGCTAATGCTCTGCGTACTTCGCAATTTATTGTTGAAATTGGAGACTATTATAGTGAAGCTTTTTGCTATCGCTCTAAGTGTTTTCTTATTCCAGCGCATATGCTACCCAAAGTGACTACCCCCGCTACCTTCAAAGGTGTTTGTGGTAATATTAAGACGTTAATCAATCCAGATAAATGTTTTATTTTGCCTAACACTGATGCGGCTATGGTGTATGTTGCCAATGGCGTTCCCGCCAAAGATATGACCGTCCATTTTGAGGACGATTATGTCAGACATCCTATCCTTGCTACTATGCATGGTGTGGACGAAGACATGAAACAATTCTCAGATAAGACATGGTGGCAATTTACCACCGATGTACACAATGGAGTTAGCACCTTTCCCGGTGCATTCTATGAACTCATGAACCTCAAAACTTACGAGGGAATGTGTATGGCAGCCATTGTATCTGACTCTCGTGAGAGGAAGATACTTGGTTTCCACATCGGTGGTGTCACCGGGACCAAAAAAGGCTGTGGTTTTGCTATTACAGCACCACAATTGGTCGCCGGTCATGCCGAGCTTTTGAAGCTCAGTCCGACTTTCGTTCCTGCACCACAGGGGAGCGAAATTCCTGACGCGATGTTAGGTACTACTTATGCTATTAGCTCTGCTATTCATACCAAGTGCCCTACTAACTTCATTTCAGGAGATCCTGCTGTCGTGGCTTATGGTACCGTAAAAGGTAGAGCTACGTTCAATTCGGATGTCATGCAAACCCCAATCTCAGAGATTGTTGAAGCAGTAACAGGTGTTCCTAATAAACATGGAGCTCCTAAATTTGTTTTGCCAATCGAGCGTGAGGATGGGAAAATTGATCGCCAAAGGTGGCGACCGTGGTATGAATCTTTGGAAGTGTGCTCTAAGCCCTCCATAGGTTTTGACCCAGCTCAGGTTGAGACAGCGATGGACGATTACGTCGTTGATCTTAAAGAGCAATTTGATTCACATGCTTCATTGCATTGTGCCGAGATGAAACCCCTATCTCACCAGGAAACTATTTCTGGTATCGAAGGTCGTCGGTTCGTAAATGCGATGGTTACTAAGACTTCCATGGGTTATCCCAATGGAGGTCCCAAGAATAATTATCTTATTGAACTACCCCCAACTGACGAACATAGTTGTCCTAAGGAATTCACTCCTGAGATCCAAGCAGAAATTGCTCGTGTATTGGCTTGCGCCGATTCGAACCAAATTATGAATATGATCTTTAGTGCGAGTCTAAAGGATGAGCCAACTAAACTTGAGAAAGAGAAGGTGCGTGTTTTCCAAGCAGCGCCACTCGCTCTCCAATATGCCATCAGGAAATATTTTTTGCCTGTAGCTCGGTTTTTATCATTATACCCTTTGATATCCGAAACTGCCGTTGGAGTTAATGCTCATGGGCCCGAATGGGATGAACTTTCCCGTTTCATGGCTAAATTTGGCGATGATAGGTGTGTAGCTGGTGATTACTCAAAGTATGATCTACGCATGCCTGCTCAGCTAACTCTTTCGGCTTTTGCCATTATGATTGAGATTGCTCAGTTTTCCCGCAACTATTCCTCTGCTGATATTCAGAGGATGCAAGTGATTGCACACGAAGTGTGCACTCCTTTGGTTGCATTCAATGGTACGCTTATTCGCTTTTTAGGTACTAATCCCTCCGGTCAGAACATGACCGTATATATCAATAGCATCGTCAACTCGTTGTTGCACCGCATCTGTTTTTTCCAGGTATATCCTGTTGCAGAAATGAAGAAAATCGGTAATGAGCTAGGTCTTTCACGACCTGCTCGTTTTCGTGATCTTGTGGCGCTGATGACGTATGGCGATGATGCTAAGGGATCAGTAAGAGTAGGATACGATAAGTTCAATCACGTGTCCATGGCTAACATTCTGGCGGCTAATGATATGGTATTCACTATGCCAGATAAAGAGTCAGAACCCGTTGAATTCATGTCTAGATTTCGCGCAGATTTTCTTAAGCGCAAAGATAGATATGATGAAGATTTGGGAGTTTTTGTAGGAAGCTTGGAGGAAGATAGTATTTTCAAATCTCTCCATAGTATTCTCAAATCTAAGTCTGCCAAACCATTGGAGGTCTGCTCGCAGAACATTGATGGAGCTTTACGCGAGTGGTTTTTCCACGGACGCGAGGTTTTTGAAATGCGAAGGGAACAAATGCAGGAAGTATCAGCTAGGGCTGATCTTCCCTGTCGCACTCTTGATGAAGATTTTGATCATCGAGTGAAGGTATGGAAAGATAAGTACGTACCGCACATGGGTTCAATTCAAAGCTGCCTAGAATTAGAGTCGACCGCGTCGCCTTTTTCAGATCCATTTTCTGATCTCAGTTCGCTTACTGAAGCTGTTGCTGAAGAACGAGAACTTGTCGATCGGGTGAAAGCCATTTTAGGCCGCCCTACGTACGAAGAGTATGTGATTATTGGACAGCACATTGGTGTTGGAGATTTGTTTTATGAAAGCGA